CAATCAATGTCAAGATAGAGTCTGTCCTGTCTTTGATTAAATCTTACTTGCTTTTGCGTGTTAAGTGCAAAATCAATATCTTCAAGATATCTCTTAGTCATTGCATAAGTTAGAATTTCAGTTGACCCCCAATAGTAGATATCATTAAGAAACAACTGATACTTAACACTGAACATGTTATTTGTTACAGTATTTGATCCATCAAATTGAAAAATTTTATTAATACCAATTACTGATGGTGGTACTTGCAGGTAATTGCTATCCTCTTCAAAAGAAAATGTAACAGAAGATCCATCAATAGTCGAAGATGCTGTCGTTGTTACAATACCGATTGGATTACTTCCACCCCTTGCTCTACCCCTATCAATATCATCTTGGGTGACTTTGTACTTTAAAAATGTTTGAATGACACCATCAAAGTGTCTCTCATGAAAAAATTGCAATGCATCATCAACCAGATCATCTACTTGCTCATCAGCAACGTTTATCTCAAGGACTGGTGCCCCAAGTTGCCTTTTAGCATAATTTATTAAATCTGTTCTACTTGCTGGTTGTGCCATTTATTCCACAAGTTTCCTAAGTGTATTTAGGGTGCTGATGATACTGGATTAATCACTGTCACGTTACCACTAACAAGAGGGTAAGTGGTTGCTCCTCCACCAACAGATTCTTTTACCAATACATCGTAAACATATCTACCTTCCTTAGTTGCTCTAGTATTTACAGCAGCCAAACTCAATTTCATTACCCCATCATATGCACTAGTAAATCCGACAGTAAATGCTGAGGTTATTCCAAGTGTTGCTCCAATTGCAACACTCTTGGACATGGCTCCTGTTCCACTGTAATTAGTTAAGTCAAATGCACTACTTGATGTAGTTTTTACATTTAAAGTAACTTCAAAATCAGATCCTCCATACATGGTCAAATTTAGACCATATGGAACTCCTGAGTCTTTATCAAAAGTGATGTTCTTACTAGCCATTAGGGATGCCTATAACTTGCATTGTCTCTTGTTGTTTATAATAAAGTTTGCAAAATGACTTTGCAATATTCTTTAAAGTGTCACGGTCATCACAATTATCTATGTCAGTTGCAATCTTCTGATATGCAAAACTTTTTGACAAATTAGAAAGTTCAATTTGATCGGGATCCATTGAGTAACTCCTTAAGAAGGGACTTGATTTCATCTATTTCACCCTTTATATTAGCAACTTCTTCCTCCATTGTCTGTACTTTCTGATTCTTTTCAGATTTTACCTCACGTCTCGATAAGTATTGTTGATACTCCATACTATTTACATTGAGAATTGCATTAGTCTCAGGATCTCTTGCGAGATCCTTATGACCCTCTAATCCATAAAAATCCATTATGCTAATGCGATGACCCTAAGTTCCTTAATTATAGGAACAAAACACTGATTTGTTGAAGTAAGATTCAACTTAATTCTATAAGTTCTAAATGAAGGAAGTTGATCAATTGTGAAAGTATATTCTTTATAATCAACCTTGGCAGCTTCAAATGCAAGAACATTTGATTTAGCGACAAATACATCAGATTCACCATTATTATTTTCTGATGCAATCACTTGACCTCTAGAATTGAGATTTCCATATCCAGGGAATGGTGTGAATACAGGTTCTAAACCAGGTTTATTATTGACTGCAAAGAATCCTCTAATATCAGACGACTCATCAACGTGAGCAGCAACAATTACTTTAATTGAAGTCGCAGAATTTTCAAGAACAATTTCATTTGAGATATACTGACATGCTGTAGGATCTTCGGTCAAAGTATTCACTCTCGAATCAGTAGCATAATTAGTAACAATGTCATTAACTCTATTAGAAGTAAGAATTGCACTAACTCTTTGAGAGTCAATCACAGGACTTACTCTAGTATCAGTCGTATTCAAGAACAATCTCATGTTCAAGGATTTGTTGCCTTCAACATTTGTTAATTGCAAATCTTCATTTACTTTAGATGCAATCATTCTTGGTGTATCAAAATAATTTTTCTGATTAATCGTAATATCTTCAAAACCAGCATCAACGTAGGGGATCTCATTGCCACTGAAACTCTTACTAGTTGTGGTTCTTACTTCTGCAGTGATTGAAGTTGCAGGGACTGTAAGATTTTGAACACTGGGAGTAATGATTTCAAAAGGCATATTTTGTGAAGCCCTTACTTTATAACCACCAGAGTTTTTGGTATTTCCAAGATAGAGTTTGGGGTATCCAACATCAGTGCTTCTATCAGTGCCAGTTGTTGCTGAAGTATCAATTTTTACTTGATATGAATCAAATGTAAATGGATTCAGATTAGTAACATCACTTAAAGCATGAGTTCTGTTGATTCTTTGGAGGTTGACTCCAGCAAGTTCATATTTATAAACAGGTGTACCAACTGGATATGTCTTTGGATTTTCTCCTCTGACAATATTGCCACCGAGAGTATTTCCAGAAACATTAGTGTATTCAATAATTTCATCACCAATTTGAACATAACCAACATTAGTCGTTCCAACACCAACGTTCTCAAATGATGTGAAAGATGATGCTACAGAAACTGCGATAGCATCTGTAGAAGATGCATCGTATGATGCGGTGAGTGTTGTTGGTTTAATATCACCAACAACACCAGAAATCTTAACTGAGTTATTACTGAAGTACATTCCATGATTTTGATGGTTAATTGTTAAGTGTAAACCATCAGATACTTCATTAATTGAAGAAATTTGAACATCACCACCAACACCACCAGGAATACCATAGTTCAATTCAGTATTAATTCCTGAACTATTAACGTACATCAAAGTATTTGCAGCACCTACAACAAATTCACCTTGAACATCATTTAAAACAAGTTCATTAGTATGACCTATGCCTGCAATTGTAAGTCTTGCATTTCTACCGATAGTTGCAACACCAACAGTAGTAATTCCGAGAACATCACCAACCTGATATCCAGAACCACCACTAGATATTGTTGCACCACTTGCTACGATTGAACCATTACTAATTGTAATATCGGCAGTTGCACCTCGACCATTACCAGTAATAGTTACAAGGTTAACTCCAGAGTATGTAAGTGATCCTGAAGCAGGTGTGTATCCAAGTCCCGCATTTGTGATATCAAGACTACCAGTTGCAGAACCAGCAGTTCCAACTAAATTGCCTGTCGCATTTGTGCCTTGTTGTGAGAATGTGTTACCAATTTCATAACCAGAATCTGCAACTGTTGTTCCAAGTCCAACTCTAATCTCCCTTGAATTGATATTGATTGGGTCTGGAAGCAGTTTTGCAATCTGTCCATTACCTTGAGTGAGTTCTGGACTATAAAACTCAACTGAACCATTTTCAATAAAGTCTGCTCTATAAAGAGTAAACTTCAAATCTTCCCATTGACTTGGTTCCCAAGTTGAAGCATTTTGAGATTTGAATAGTGAACCAAGGTAAGGTTGGTTTGAAATAAAGGTGTCAGTCAGAAGATCACTTTCACCAATTCTAGAGATGTAAACACTATATTTGGTAGAGTTAGATGCTAAACATACGGCATATTCAGTACCACCCTCAACATATACAGGTGCCTTGAATTGAATATTAGTTGCAAGTGAACCATCTGCTGACGTAATGACATCAGCTGGGTCAAGAACTACTTCAGAGAAAGGAAGAACTTTTGCTGATGGAGCACCATTGATCATTGATCTAAGTTGGAAGACAACTGGAATATCCATGTCATCCTTTGTTCTAAAGAAGACATCACAACTAGTAAGGAATACACCAGTTGAGTCTTCTACTAAGAACGACTGTGCAAGAGGATCATACCATTGAACTTGTACTCTTCTAGTTCCTGTTCCTCCAATTACTCTGTCAGATACTACTTCTGTTCCAAGATCTCTACTAACATTTCTGCTTTGGAATTCATTTTTAAGTTCAACTCTCGCATTTCTAACAGAAATAATATTTTCCTGCACTGTTTCAAGTGTACCCGATGCTGAGAATCCTTCTTCAGCAATTGTTAATGCAGCATCTTGATTGTTATCAATATCATCTACAAGAGTAAATGTTTTTGTTCCAGTTTCAAATCTAGGGAAATTGACATTATTTGGGTTTGGAATGAAATAACTTCCAATACAAGTTGCTGAAAGATCAGAAACCAGTCTTACATTTGTAATGGTTGCTTGAGCACCACTTGTTTTACCAGTAAGAACCATTCCACTTTCAACAAAACCGAAGAAATCACCTCTTGCCTGTGATGCAAGTGAAAAAGTGTCAACATTCAAAATATTGGAGGTTGATGAATATGCTGCAGAGAGGACTTGATTAGTGTATGGGTTTTCTGCAAATGTCTTCGTTGGAGTGTCGTAAGGACCTTCTCTATGATTTGATTGAGCAGCTCTGAATGTAATGCTTGGAGTGGTTTCACTTGTTTCTTCTGCTAAACCAGTTCTAAGAACAGAACCTATAACAGTTTCACCGACCTGGAAAGTTCCAGATGTCATTGAAATCTCAAGAAGTTTTGGAACACAATACTTAGTGACATCAACACCGTCAAAGAATGCATAAAGTCTAGTAAGTGGTTTGACTCTCTTAGAAACAAATTCAACATTTCTAGATCTCATATATGGAATAAGATCTCTACTTACAACTCTATCTCCAACTGACGTTTGATCAAATTGTTCAGTAACAATAGTTCTCACTCCAGAACGAGATCTTGTACCAACTTCAGTTCTTGTTCGGAGAACCTCTTCTCTTGTTCCAGTGCCGACTTCAACAAACTGTTGAGTCCATGCACCAGGAACCCATCCTCCATTACCCCAAGCACGTCTACGAATTGGAGCACCACCTGGATCATTATCAAGTACTGTTCTTCTAGTAGTTGTTGATTCAGATACTCCTGTCCAGTTTGTCTCCCATGAATCCCATACAATAGGACCAAATCCAGTTTGTGGGTCTATAGTTCCATTTTGAGCAAGAGTATTAAATGTTTCGGCATAGTTACCTTCAGTTTCAATAATCTTTGCTTCAAGTCTAGTTGTATCAACCCAGTTATCAGTTGCTGGTGTAAGTTCAAGAGTACCGTTCCAGAAACTAATTAAGAATGGAGTTACACTCTCTGATCTAGTTGCAAATGATTGCTTGATAAACTCTACTTCAGAATAATCAAGTGTTACAACATCATTTGCTTTTCTAACATTATTACCTTCAATGGCAGCAAAATTTGGATCATCATTTGTATCGGGGTCTACAACTGGACCAAAAACAAGATCTACAGAATTGGTATAGTGTTTAGGTCTTAAAGCGTTAACCTTCCTATCAATTGAATTTTTGATGTCTACTGTTTGTTCTTGTGGTAAGAAATCAGAGAAATTATCTACAAAGAATCCAGATTTAAATCTGTTAAGACCATCAGAATCGGGAACGAAAAGATTTGCAGTTTCTTTCTCAAGAAGAGATAAAGATGTATAATATTCAAGACCTCTGATTCTATTTTCAAGTTTTTTGATATCCTGCATACGATATCTTTTATGCTCTAAGAAAGACAATCTTGCATTTCCTGGAGTATAAAGATAAGCTGGAAGTTCAACAGTGCAAATTTCAATTGCATCATCAACTGCCTCTGGACTTTGTGGATCGTCTGATGGTGTTCCATACATTACCTGGAATCTACCATCTTTGGTCAAGAACACTCTATCAACTCTTCCTTGATAGTATGAAACATCTGCAAGAATTGACTCATCCGAGGCTAATGGATTTGCTGCAGTTTGTCCCGAATTATCAAATGATCTTCCCAAAAATTCTAGTGGAGATCTAACAGATTCAGATACTGTGTAATCCGAAACTCTTGGTCTTATATCAATGAGATCTGTTACTCTTCTATCATCAACAAGTTTAATTTCCTTAGAAGAATAGTTAAATTGATTATAGGAATTAACTGTAGTGATATCACCATCATCAGTGCTATCAAAATATGCACTCTTAAAGTACACTTTTATTTGTTTAGATGGTGAAACAGAATCCGCATTTCTCTTGATAGAACCAACATCATAGAAAGTTCCTTCTTGACCTGATCTAAACTTATAATTTGAAGAAATATTGAAACTAGGAGTTGAAAGATTAGAAACTATTCCCCTTACAGATGATTCTTGAGACTCAATTGTTTCACCTTCAATGAACACAAATTCATTTTTTGAAATATACTCAATTGTTGTATTATTTGTCTTAACGGCAACAATTGCAACTGCACCACTAGTCTGACCAATTATCTGTTCGCCAATTAGTAGTTCCGATGTAGTTGTAGATGCACTATTAATTGTATTAAGAGTCATCAAAGGAGCAGAGGGTGCTCCAGTTCCTGCTGATTCATAAATTCCATGAATTTCTAAAACATCTGGAACATTTAATGAAATAACTTCATCTTCAACTCTAGTTCCAAATGGATAACTTCCATATGTCAGTCCATTATTAAGAGTCGTAGATCCAATTCCAGAACCTTGAAGTTTTGATTTATCAACAAGGACAGAATTAACTCTATTCTTGATTTTAACTTTTGCCTTGGGTTTCAACTTTTTCAAAGTTGCAACAAGTGTTGCACCAGTATCGTTAGAACCTAAGTTTCTAATTTGAAGAGTGGTTCCATCAGCACCAATATCAATTTTATCCGAAGTAAGAGTTTCAGTTCCGCCATCAGATCTAGTGAGTAAATATCTTTCCTCATCAAACGCAAGGAAAGTTTCATTAGTGCCAGATTCAACTTGTGTAGAAAGTTGATTGCTAGAAATATTTACAGTAAATGTTTTTCTAATTGTTAAAGAAGCATCAGTTAAATCAACATTTGAAATATTAGCTTTTGCAAGTGGTGTATATAAAGTGTTGTCAGAAACAGTTGATAATTCTGTAGTGAGAACTTTCAAATCTGTTACATCTAAAGTAGATGATGGAAGAAATCCACTTGAGATACCTGCTACAGCAGTTGTTGTGGCAACTGTGAAATCAGATGTTCCGACACTTACAACTCTTGCAAAAATAGGATCATTATTTCTTCCAGCAGTTGTATCAGTGTATTCTACAATATCATTTTCTTTGATTAAAGTTCCTGGAAACAGGGGATTTCTTGCTGTGATGGTACTAATACCACCAGATAAAGTGCTTACAGTTGCAATGCCTACACTAAATCTTGTTTCTTGAACAACATCGGCACTAAATGTATTAATTCCAATAACACCATTGTTAGTGCCGTAAATAGATTTTACGTCAGAGATACCATGCTCTGTTACAGCTATTGCTGTTCTTCCATTTTGAATACCATTAAAAATCAGTGCTTCATTTGGAATAAAACTTCCTTCAGTTTCATAAACAGTGACTGCTGTTCCTGCAGAAACAGCATATCTTAAGAAACCTGTAGCACCACTATTTGCACCTTTTACAAATGTTGGAATACTTAATGTATCTGCTCGGTTCAGTGATAAATCAACAGTGGTTTGAACATCATAGAGTGCTAAATTCCACTCATTAACATCAGAATTGGTTGCATCATATGATCCAGATTCTAATTTAAAATCATATACTCTAGCCAATCCAATTTCTTTACCAGGAGCAGATTCTTGATCAGATCCAACTCTTTGATCTCTAAGACTTACGAAATAAGTTCCAAATCCAACACTTGGAGATCTATAAACTCTGTTTACATTGAGAGTTGGACCTGTATTATAAATTATATTTTGATTTTCTAAAGTTCTTGTTGTTCTTGGTTTTTGTACATCAATATAAACAGCATTAAGGGTTTCAATTTCAAAACCCTTTACATATGCTTTACCGGGAGAAATTTTGTAAAGTGCTAATTCATCAGATGCAGGAACTCCTCCTGGAGTAAACTGTCCTTCTTGAAAAATTCCACCGTTACCAATGTTATCATTAAGTGAGTTTAATGGAGTTACATCAAAAGGTTTGACATAATAATTACCAGACTCATCAAAAGTTCTTCTTGCTAATACGTCATCAAAATTGCTGTTACCTGAAGAACCTGTTCCAAAAACACCTTTCTTTGTCTTTGTTCTTAAAACACCATTGACAACCGTGCCGAGTTCAATAAAATTATCATCATTAAAGTTATCTAAACCTTTTTTGAAGAGACTTAAAGTTATCTTTAAACGATCTGCACCTGGTGCTGAGTAATTATTAAATCCTTGCGAATTGTCATTAAGTGCCTCATCCAAATCAGAAGTAATAATCTCTTCATTGATAAAGAGACCAATCCTATAGTTTGGTGTGTTGGAATATTGATCAAGAATTAATGTTTCTCTAGCAACATTAACAAAATTTCCTCTAACAAAGTAAACACCTTCTTCAATCTGGAATGACGAACCAACTGCATTAGCACCAGTTGCAAGTGCAGCTGCAAAAGGTGTACCAGCAACAATAGTTGAGTTGCCTAATAATCCAGAGGTAATTATTTCATTACATGACAGCAATTCGCCATCAGTAAATTGTTGAGTAGAGTTATTTGCAGTGCTTGAATTTAAATAATTGATATAAAGTGTCAGATTTCCATTATCAGAATTTTCTGGAAGAAGAATGCTATCAACATATGCACTAACCCCTGATGTCTGTCCAGTAATTTTAGTACCAAGGAGTTGATCTGCATATGCAGATACAGGAACTCCCTGATAGTTATTCTGCAATTGGACGCAATAATATGACTGACTATATCCAGTATTTCCTGGAATTACCTTTGCACCTTCTTTGAAAAAATGCTGACCAAATCTTTCAATTTGATTCTGAAGGATTGATTGTAAATTCGTTAGTTCCCTAGCCTGAATAGGATATCCAGGTTTGAATAATACCTTATGATAATCGCTCGTTGGATCAAAATCGTCAAAATATGGAGCTACGTTGAGGTTCGTTTGTTGAGGCATAATTCTTTAGAACTGCAAAATAACTTTTATGTCTTCCTTTTGGTTCACTGACCTTGTAATTGATGGTCGATTGTCAACGTAAATAATATTTCCAGAATGTTTTTTGACTTCTGGATCTGCAAGACCACTAGTAAAACTTTGACCAAGATAGTATGTACGATTATTTATTACGGTAGAAATACCTGAGAAAGAATCATCAATAGTCAAATTTTGTCCTGATGAAGGAACGATTGTTAACGATCCTCCAGTCCCTGGAGAAGCAGTAAAATCTTGCAACTCAAATCCATAAGTAGGTTGTGTATTTGCAGTTCCTACAGTATTAAAACCTGCTAAAGATCTATCCTGCCAATATTTAAGAACACCTGTTGTTTGATTGTAACTTACGACTCTTCCAACAGCAGTAGTGCCAGTAGAAATTGTTTGTGTAAAATAAGAATCAGCAGTAAATGTAGCAGTGCTATATCCAGTTCCTACAAGTTTAAGAGCACCTGTTGCACTTGCTTTATCGGCAGAAAGTAATGTTGTTGATCCAAATTGCTCAGGATTTTCAACAATACCTATTCTTGCGATTTCATTTCCTGTGATAAAATCTGGATTTTGATTATCATTTTCAATTCTTGAATACATCAAGACATTATATGCACCAAGTTCTCTGTAAATATCAGCACCATGTCCACCTTGTGGAGACATAATTACATCAAATGTAGGTCTAGTCGTTCCTGTAGGAACACCACCTGCAACCAAATCAACACTACCAAAAGTATATCCAGAACCCTGATTTGATACTACAACTGAACTTACTTGAGAATTAGCATCAATTGAAATAGTGCATTGAGCACCTGTTCCATCTCCTTTGATGGGAACAGAAGTATAAGTTCTACTAGCAGTTCCTAATCCAACTCCCTTGTTAGTTACAGTAACAATTTTGATGCTTCCATCAACAGCATTATCTCTTACTGCAGCATTTTCAGTTGATGTGCTCCAATCCTTAGGAACTGGAAGATAATCAGTGGACTCAAACTTAACAACATCACTAGGTTTAATGGTAAACAAATATTTCCACAAATAACCATCACCACTATTACCAGCAGATCTTGGTTCTAAATCAGTAAAGGTTGGTTCGTCAAGAGAAGGTCTCCCACTTGGATTATCAGGATCCATTCCGTTTTGAAGACAAATATAGACTCTGAAATCACTATTCATTACAAAATAGTTTGACAAATACAAAGACGTAGATCCAGAAATCTTCGCTGTATTTGTTCTACTATAATCATGACGATACATGTCATATGAGGTTCCAGAGGACCAAGTTCTCTTAGGAACAACCTGCCTAACATCGGCAGTGTTAATCTTTTTCAGGGCAACCATTGTGTCCCAATAGTCATTCTCCTGGTCAAAGTTATCCTTTGGTGCAGGGGGATCACTATCCCAATCACTTTGGTAATCAGATGGATTAGGAAGACCAATAAATGAATAGTAAGAATTGCTGGAGCTCTCTACTCCAGCAACAAAGTTTTTTGCATTTAATATCCTAATCTGGTCCGTTATAATGGCAGCCATTTGACAGAGATTTTTTATTTATTTATTAGTAATTAGACCGAGTAATTTTTAAATTTCAATGATTTAG